GACTGGGAGCTTACTCACGGCATTGTGGGTATGTACGAAATTAGTGAAAAAGATTTAGTGGTGGTATCAGAAGCGTGAGAGCAGGAGATCTAGTAAGATTCCGGCAATGTACTTTCCACGGCATACCAAAAGTTTATTCAGAGTGGAAGGTTGGACTGCTATTAGAGTACAGACCTTGGAAGAAGCTTGCTTATATTCTCTACAATGGGGAGCAGGTAACAGTTCATCCTAGTGATGCTCAAATTCACCAACAAGCCAAAAGAAAACAAAAGAACTAATTATATCTATAGAGGAGGTGCTATAGATATGCAAGAAAAAATAGACAAAGTACTTGGTAAATGGGCGTCCCGTAAGCTTATAGTTTGGGGCACATCCACAGTTTTTTTAGCTATGGGATCACTGACTAGCGGTGACTGGGTTGCAGTATCTTTAGCCTATATCGGGCTACAGGGAGCGGCTGATATTGCAGCCACCTGGAAACACGGAAGAGGTAATGGATGAACTGGCTATGGCTAAAAATAAAGCAAGGAGCCTGGAAGGTTGTCCTTGCGGTTATAATGGTTGTAGGGGTGATCTTTTTTCTATATAATATAATTCGACCATCCAAAGATAATACTCACCTTTTAGAGGGTGTACAAACAAAAGTTGCAACAGCTATAAAAGAAAACGAAATTCGTGCTACACTACAAAAAGATAAAATTGGAGCCATTAAGAAAATCTACGATCGCAAAATCAAGGACACAAAAAAGATTGAAGATCGTGAAGAAAGATTAAAGGCTCTAATTAGACTACACGAAGAACTAGATTTATAAGGAGACTAGTAAAATGGTAGATATCCCTACATTAGACATTGAGGATTATGATCCTGATCTAAACGAAGAGCCTGAATCCATTGAGGATAAGTCAGGCGGTGCATTAACTTATGCTATTGTTGGTGCAGGTCAAGGCGGCGGTCGTATGGCTAAAGCCTTTTATGACATGGGCTATACAAAGACCATAGCAGTCAACACTGCTCGTTCAGATCTTAATGGTCTGGATATTCCAGAAGACCAGAAGTTCTTGGTCGATGAGCACGGCGAGCAGGGTGCTGGTAAAGACCAAGCTAAAGCAGAGGCAGCCATCGAGAAGAAGGAGCAGGAAGTCTTTAACAAGTTCCGTGAAGTCTTCGGGACCAACGTTGATCGTATTATGATTTGCTTGGGTGTATCAGGTGGCTCTGGCGGCGGTACCGTCAATACCCTTATCAAGGTAGCCAAGAAGTACTTCACCTACATCGGTGTAGAGGACGTAGATCAGCGTGTCGGCGTCATCGCTTCACTACCAACTGCTGGCGAATCAGCTTCCCCAACGGTAGCCAAGAACGCCCACGCTCGCATCACCCAACTTTGCGGGCTAGCAGAAAAGGGTAAGATCGCTCCCCTTATTATGGTAGATAATGAAAAGATTAAAAAGCTTTACCCCAAGCTCACAGTCAAGAAGTTCTGGACAACCATCAACAACACAGTCGCTGGTCTGTTCCATGTGTTTAACGTCCTAGCAAATAAGGATTCAGAGTAGACTACCTTTGATGCTACAGATTACGACAGTATTATGAAGCAACCAGGCTGTATGATCATGGGTGTAACTAGCGTCAAGAACCTTGAGAACGAAACTGCTGTCTCAAGTGCTCTTAAGAAGAACCTAGAGAAGACACTTCTTGCTGAAGGTTTTGACCTTACAACTGCAACGGGTGCTGCTTGTATCGTTGTCGGCAGCGAAGAGATTTTTGAAGAGACAGTCGGCTTGATGGACAACATTGAGTTCGGTTTTGATACCTTGGCTGCCTTGACTGGCGGTGCTATGATTCATCGTGGTATCTACGAGGATGCTAATAAAGATAAGCTCGTAACTTATACTTTGGTCAGCGGACTCAAGAGACCAACCAAGCGTATTGAGGGACTTAAGAAGTTTTTAAAGAAGTAATATGAGAATACTGGTTACAACAATATTATTGTTTTCCCTAAATGCTGCTGCGGGCGAGGTCACTGAATTCAAACCTCGTCCAGCAGCAGTTGAGGAAGGAACCGACACTTATGTCGGCATTCTATTAAGCGAAGAAGACTTTCGCAAGCTCTTGCAAGATAAAGTCAGCACCAACGCAAAAATTGCAGAGTGCGATGTGGATACAAAGGTCTGCACTCGTCTTCAGGAGACGTACCTTTTATCCATCAAAAATCTCGAAGAGACCATTAAACGGGATAACACCTGGTTTAGAAGGAACAAAGGGACTTTAGGGCTCCTATCTGGGCTTGTAATTGGCGTAGGAACGTCTATAGCAATCGTTAAGGCGGTGTATCAGGGACAATGAAGACAAAGAAAGATCCAAACTATCTTGCAGCGGTAGAGAAAGCCATTGCAGAGAAATACGGCAAAGATACCGTACAGGACTTCCGCAACGAATGGGCGGAAGACAAAGAAAAAGAATACCTAAACCAACTAAAAGATATGAGAGTTAAGAAAGACAAACTCTTAACAACAAAAGAAGAGATCGTTGTCGGTGATGTAAAGATTACTAAACGACGAACCAAGCAAAAAGCCGACCGCACCTGCCCAGTATGTAAAACATATTCATTTTCCAGAAAAGACGACCTATATATGAATAGGTTTAAAAGCTGTCATGACTGCTACGTAGATTTTATAATTGGACGTGAAGAGGCATGGAAGAACGGCGAACGACCAACAGATGAGCATATTGAATATGCCTTAAGGAGACGAAAATAATGGCTACTGTCCTAGACGTAATTAGAGGTTTAAACCAAGCTGCCGCCAATGCTTATGATGGTGCTTTGGATGAAAATGGAGAAGCTCTAAAGATCGGGCTTAACCGAGAAGAGGGTGACCCAATCATTGATAGTCGTTTGATTGACGGATTCAAGGTCCGCTTTGCTGGTCCTAAAATGATTGTAACTTACCAGAGTGAAATGCGAGTTGATGAGCTACATCCTCGTAACCAGTTTGAGAATGAGATTGACGCAAAGTTTGCTGATATTGCAAAGTTCCTAAAAAAGGAATATAAAAATATTACTAAAAGCACCGTAAGTCTAACAGAAGACTCTGACGCAGATATTATGGTTCAAACAACCTCTCGTAATCACACTTGGGTCCAAGCCAAGAAGCAATACGCTATCGGCGGCTTTGATGGTGTCGAGCCAATTCGTATGGGTTCAGAGAGATCTGCTAAGGCAGAAAAGGATTACCACAAGAAGTTTTTAGATTTCTTTGAGAAAGAATCCACCAAGCGTCCAAGCAACGACAAAGCTAAAAAGAACCCAGAAACGCCAGAGGCATAAATGGCTCTTAACAAGAAGGAAATGATGTCGCAGATTGTGCGATGTGGCAAAGACCCTGCCTTCTTCTGCAAAAAGTACGCAAAGATCTCGCACCCAATGCGGGGCTCTATCCCTTTTGATCTTTACGACTTCCAGGAAGAAGCATTAAAAGATTTCAAGGATAACCGATTTAGCGTCATCCTAAAGGCTCGCCAGCTAGGAATTTCCACTACTGTGGCTGCTTATGTGGCTTGGTTGATGCTTTTCCACAAAGACAAAAACGTACTTGTAGTAGCAACCAAACTAGGAACAGCAGCGAACCTTGTAAAGAAAATTAAAGCGATACACAAGAACCTACCCGCTTGGCTAAAGATTTCTGATATTGCTATCGATAATAGGAATTCTTTTGAACTTTCCAACGGCTCGATGGTAAAAGCCTCTTCTACTTCCGGTGATGCCGGTCGTTCAGAGGCATTGTCTCTCTTGGTAATTGATGAGGCTGCTTTCGTTGAGGGTATTGATGAACTATGGGCAGGTCTTTACCCTACCCTATCAACTGGTGGTCGCTGTATTGCATTATCCACACCAAACGGTGTGGGCAACTGGTTCCACAAGACATACACGGAGGCAGAAGAAAATAAGAACGATTTCCATACTATTAAGCTTCCGTGGAATGTCCACCCAGAGCGAGATCAGAACTGGTTTGAGAAAGAGACACGAAATATGTCTCGCCGTGAAATTGCTCAAGAACTTGAATGTAACTTCAACGCTTCTGGTGATACGGTAATCCATGGTGATGATCTAAAATTAATTCTTGAAAGGGCTATAGAACCAGCCCATAAGACTGGATTTGATAGGAACTACTGGATCTGGAAAGAACCAAGCCCTCATAGTGAATATATTTTAGTAGCTGACGTTGCCAGAGGAGACGGCTCTGATTTTAGTGTCGCCCACGTGTTTGACGTCCAGACAATGGAACAAGTAGCAGAATATCAGGGAAAAATCACACCGGATATGTTTGCTCCATTGCTTTTTTCCATTGCTTCAGAATACAATGACGCATTATTAATTATAGAAAATAACTCGCTCGGGATAGGCGTGTTGACTCGTCTGCAAGATTTAGCCTATAAAAATTTATATTATAGTGTAAAATCTACTCACGAATATGTTGATGAAGTGTCTGCCCAGGCACTTGGTGGTATCGCTGGATTTACTATGTCTATGAAAACACGACCACTTGTTATATCGAAGTTTGAGGAATTCGTGAGAAATAAACTAATTACTATTAACTCTGTGCGTCTTGCAAATGAAATAAAGACATTTGTATGGCACAACGGAAGACCGCAGGCTATGAGAAGTTACAATGACGATCTTGTAATTGCGGCTTGCATTGGTTGTTGGGTGAGAGGAACTGCTTTAACAGCAAATCAGCGGGAGGCGGATTACAAGAAGGCACTATTGACGAGTATATCCGTTTCCTCTACGAAGCTCAACACAAAGATAGAGGGACAGCATGGCTATAAGGGTTCGCAAAGAACATTTAAAGGCACCGACGGAAAAACTCACGACCTAAATTGGATCATTAAAGGATAAAAATGGCTGAAAATAATAATCAAAACCCACGTAATCAACAATCAGGATTATTCAAGAGACTAACAAGACTGTTCAGTGGTCCTATCGTAGATTACGACCGCCCATCTGTAATCCGTGGCTCCCGTCGAGACGTAACAAAGTATACATTTACTTCAAGTACGGGTCGAGAGTTTAAGAAAAAAGAATATCACAACCCCTTTAGTGGCTTGACCAACAAGGCTCTAATGGGAAGAAACAAGCAGGTTAGATATACTGATTTTGAGCAAATGGAGTATATGCCAGAGATTGCTTCGGCACTAGATATCTATGCTGATGAGATCACGACTTCTACTTCTTTCAATCCCCTGATAAATATTGATTGCCAAAACAGGGAAATAAAAGATATATTACAAACACTTCTATACAATGTGTTGAACTCTGAAGCTAACCTCTTTGGATGGGCTCGTAGTGCTTGCAAGTACGGGGATTACTTTTTATACCTAGATATAGACGAAAAGCTAGGAGTTACAAATGCTATTCCACTACCTGTAAGGGAAATGGAACGTATTGAGGGTACCGACCCAACAAACCCAAACTATGTTCAGTTCTATTGGCAGGGTGCCGAGGGTAATACGGGAGTAACTTTTGAGAACTGGCAAGTCTCTCACTTCCGTGTTTTGGGAAATGATAAGTATGTTCCCTACGGCACTTCAGTCCTAGAGCCTTCACGCCGTATTTGGCGTCAGCTTACTCTGTTAGAAGATGCGATGATGGCTTATCGTATCGTCCGCTCACCAGAACGACGAGTATTCTATATTGATGTCGGCAACATGGCGGCTGAAGATGTAGAACAATATATCGAGCAAGTCAAGACCCAGATGAAACGCAACCAGATTGTCGATGAAGACACCGGGCGAGTTGATTTACGCTATAATGCCATGAGCGTAGACGAGGATTTCTATATTCCAATCCGTGGTGCTGCAAGTAACACAAGAATTGAAACTCTTGCCGGCGGTCAATTCACAGGTGATATTGATGATGTAAACTATCTTCGTGATAAACTGTTTTCTGCACTTAAGGTACCAAAGGCTTACCTGGCTCAATCTGATGCACAGGAAGATAAAACAACCCTATCTCAAAAGGATATTCGTTTCGCTAGAACTATTCAGCGTCTCCAACGAGTCATCATTGCAGAACTAGAAAAGATTTGTATTATTCATCTTTATACACTTGGGTACAGGAATAATGATCTCTTGACCTTTAAGTTAACTCTTAATAACCCATCTAAGATTGCTGAACTACAAGAACTAGAGCATATGCGTACCAAGTTCGATGTAGCTGGAACCGCAACTGACGGATACTTCTCGAAGCAGTGGGTCTATAGAAACATCTTTAAGATCTCCGAAGAAGAGATAGATAGAATTCAGGTTGAGCAATTCACTGATGCTCTTCAGGGAGCAGCTATTGAGGAAGCCGGCACCGTCCCCGAAGGGGGTGAAGGCGGTGACCTAGGTGGAGATCTTGGCGGAGACGACTTGGGCGGCGACCTTGGCGGCGATGATCTCGGCGGCGAAGACGAAGCAGCCGATGAAGGACCTCTTCTTGCCGAACCTGATGCTGAGCCAGGGCAACGTAGTGACTACATGAGGGTCAAGAGTCCTAAGTGGAAACAGGGAGCACGACTCCGCAGTATGAATGGTTCTTATAACCGAGAAGGCGTCGGTTCGTCTCGCCGGGCACTATTTAAAGGGTACGGAGAAATGAGCGGACTAGCTAATGGAATTCATAGCGAAGGACAACAGACTGAAGAAGAGTTATTGTTTGAGACTCAATTTGATATCAAACGTTTAATCGAACAATTGGAAAACAAAGATGAAGGTCAAGCATAATAAAAAAAGAAATACTGCATTTCTCTATGAGGCTTTGGTACGAGAGTTAACAAAGTCTGTAGTTAGTAACAATAGTACTCGCTCAAAGATAGTAAAGACTATCCTAAAGGAGCACTTCCGCAGTGGAAAAGTATTATTCAGCGAGCTAGGATGCTTCACGGCCTTGACCGACAAGTCTAATCTAGATCGATACACCGCAGAGAAAATGATATTTCGTGCAAAGAATGAATACGATAATCTTAACCAGCAAGAAATTTTCAAAGAGCAATCTGCTGTAATTAAGAAAGTCAATACTGAATTGGGTAAAGAAGTGTTTAACAACTTTGTTCCTGATTACAAATCTTATGCAACACTGGCTCAAATCTTTGGTACGAAAATGCCTGTTAAAAATCGTGTTATTATGGAGCAAAAGATTGTTGAAACTCTAACTTCTTCAGAAGAAGCACAAGAAGATATGCAACCAGTAGATAGTTTAGTGGTTAAATCCTTCACAGAGCGGTTTAACAAGGAATACACAGAACTACTTCCAGAACAAAAAGAGCTTCTTAACCGATTCATCGTTTCATTCAACGAAAGCGAAGCCGATTTTAAGCTTTATGC